TCAAAAGGCTTTTATATCAAAGCCGAAGGACGACTGTCAGATGAGATGAGAACTCGCTCTGGCGTAAAGTTCGTGTTTGACGCTGATGAATGGGAGGTTGGAACTTGCTTCGTTTTTGAGTCTAATATTTATGAGACCGTAGTAGACGCAATGCGAAAGCTTGTCATGTACAATGAGGAAAAGAACAAGTACATGTTTATCATTGATTCCGTAGATGGTCTTATTGCCAAAAACGATCTAGACAAGACCTTTGAAGAGTCAACAAAGGTTGCTGGTGGAGCAGTTATCGCCGCTAATCTTATGAAAAAGATCTCCATTGCCCTGACAAAGAGGGGGCATATGGCAATATTTATTTCTCAGGTAAGAAGCGATATCAAGCTTGACCCATATAGTTCTGCGCCAATCCGCCAAACATCTGCAACTGGTGGCAATGCGCTACTGCACTTTGCTAATTTCATCTTTGAATTTGAGCCTCGATTTGAAGGAGATATCATCCTAAAAGATCCAGCGATCAAAAAGGCAGACCCAGTTAAAAATCCAATTATTGGTCACTACTGCAAGATTTATATTAAAAAGAGTCCAAACGAAAAGAGCAAAAATCGTGTTTCCTATCCTATTAAATATGGTAGAAAAGATGGACGCTCTGTTTGGCTTGAAAAGGAAATCGTTGATATGCTAATGACTTGGGAGCTTGTTTCTCGTTCTGGTGCTTGGTATTATACATCTGACGAACTCAGAGAGCTTGCCAAAGGTTGTGCGACTGAACTTCCAGAGAAGTTTCAAGGAGAAAACTCTCTTTTTCAATTCATCGAAAGCGACGAAAAGCTCACAAAAACCCTTCACAAATACTTTGTGGACATGATCGTTGGCAAAGATGAAATTCAAAACGCTTAACGGTAAAGAACGTTTTCTCAGAAACGCGAAAAACTATGCAATAAACTGGGAGGCTAAGTCCAAGAGCAATATACAGAGAACTGTAAAACAATTCCTGTATCCTTATTGGCATCGTGATATTGTGTTTGAAGAGCTTAGGATCGTTGGCACAAGGCTGTCATTAGACATTTATAATGCAAATAAAAAGATTGCCGTAGAGGTTCAAGGTAGGCAGCACCAGACCTACAATCCTTACTTTCACTCCAATGATCGCAGAAATTGGCTTTCCCAGCTAAAAAGGGATGACTTAAAGCTGGAGTTTTGCTTGACAAACGGCATTACTCTGGTAGAGATATATGAGACCGATGTCATCTGCAAAGAAACGTTCGAAAAGCAAGGCATCATACTCTGATGAAAAAATCTAATAGAGAGCAACCACAAGAGGAGAAAGACTTTCTTTTTCCTACAGAACTCGTAGAGCAAATTTACGAGCTTTCTGGAAATGCTGAAAGCCACAAGGGCGTTATCCTTTGTGTCCTTTCTCCCAAAGGCGTTCCTCAAATTTATTCACGCTACGATTCAATTGTCACATCTCTTGGAATGCAAAAAGCCCTTGACAAGTGGCTTGACCAAGAAGAAGACAAACTCGACACAAGCGGGGAAGAATAATGCTTTACTCACTAGAAGTAGAACGGCAGTTCTTGGCTGGTCTTATCCAGCATCCAGACGCCTATGCTGAAATCTGCGATTTCGTTTCCGAGGCCGATTTCCATTCTGATGATACGGTGGTTCACAAGACCATCTACCATATCATTAGGAAATGCATAGAGTCTAATGAAAAGGTAGATGAGATCATCATAGCCCAAAGAATCAAAGAGATCGGAATTTCCTTTAAGGATAACATCGACATCTTTGATTATCTTAGGTCTTTGGCGATTAGAAAGACCAACAAGAACACTGCCGTTTCCGCTGCCAAGGAAATCAAAAGATATTCTATCAGAAGAGCGATTCATTCTTCCGCTTTGGATGTAGCGGACAAAATGAAGAAGATTGCTCCTGATTCTTCTTATCAAAAGATTATTGAAGAAGCTGATGGAGCTTTTAATAAAATAATTAATATTTACGAAAACAATGAAGAAAAACCTGTCAACATCTTTGAGGAGATGGAGAATGTCATTGAGGAGCGCGGAAACAATCCAATCACTGAGTTTGGATTCATGGGTCCGTTTCCAACCGTCAATAAGGTCTATGGCTCTCTATTACGACCAGGCAATATTACCGTTATTGTCGCTAGGTCTGGTGTAGGCAAAACGTTACTCGCTCTAAACTATACTACAAAAGTTTCGGCTCAATACGACGTTCCCGTCTTGCATTTCGACAATGGCGAAATGAGCAAGGAGGAGGTTATCATGCGTCAATGCGCTGCCCTTAGTCATGTTCCAATGCATTTGCTTGAAACTGGACTTTGGCGCAAGGCTGGAGAAGATGTGGTTGAGAAGGTCCGCTCGACTTGGAATAAGATCAAGAATCTTAAGTTCTATTATTATAACGTCGGTGGCATGACTACCGATCAAATGATCAATAATCTTAAGCGTTTTTACTATTCAAAGATTGGTCGAGGCAATCCCTTGATCTTTAGTTTTGATTACATCAAGCCCTCGGCAGATGCGGAAGGCGGCAAGCCAGAATGGCAAGTCATTGGCGATATGCTTAATAGATTTAAAAAGACTATTCAGCGCGATATCACCCAAGATCAAAAGCCAATGATCACCATGTTCACTTCTATTCAGTCGAATAGAAGCGGCATCACCACAAATCGAAATTCTGACGCAATCAATGACGATGAGGGTATTGTCTCAATGTCGGATAGAATCACCCATTATTGCTCCCATATGGCTATTCTACGGCCCAAGACTGCGGATGAGCGACAGGAAGAAGGCGCTATCTTTGGCTCTCACAAGCTAATCTTTGTTAAAAATCGCTTCCTTGGATCAGACGTAGCAGGGGCTGTCGAACTTGTCAGAATGCAAGACGGAACCTTGAAGAAGAACTTCATTAATCTTCAATTTGAGAATTTCGACATTAAGGAGCGAGGCGACCTAAGAGATATCGTAAATCAAGCGGATACTGGAGGAACAACACTGGAGCGTGCAAATGAGCAGGATGATGTCCCAGACTTCAACAATTGACCCAACTGTTCTTAAATCTTCTCTTGAATCCTTGGGATATCAATTGAAAGACTATGGCAGCTATTGGAGAACTAGAGCCATTTATCGCGGTGGAGACAACTCCACTGCTTTAAAGATCTATAAAAATAGCGGAGTATGGACAGACTTTGCCGAGACAAGCTCAAAAAGCTATCCGTTTCAAAGGCTCGTCGAATTAACTTTGGACACCAAAGACTCGCATATTGTAAATAAATATGTAAAATTTGATCCACAGAATATTATTCATGTCGAGATAAAGGAAAAGATCGAAATGGAAAAGATATATCCAGAAGACATACTCAACAATCTTTTGCCAGAGCTTTCTTTCTATCAGAAAAAGCATATCAGCGATGATACATTGAATTTTTATAAGTGCGGGTATGCGACCTCTGGACAGCTTTTTCGCCGTATAGTTTTCCCGATCTACAATCAGTTTGGACAGATTCACGGCTTTTCTGGAAGAGCAGTCTTCTGGGATAAGAGTTCAGAGTATCCCAAATGGAAGCATATCGGTAAACGCGCTGATTGGGTCTATCCTCTGTACATCAAGAGAAACGGGCGTGAAGAGATCAGAGAAGGTATCGAAAAAGAAAAGAGCGTTATTATTGTAGAAAGTGTTGGTGACAGCATGGCCCTCTTTGAGAGAGGCTTCAAAAACACAATTGTTACCTTTGGTCTTGGAATCTCATCTAAGATTTGCTCTGCTCTAGTTGCTCTTGATCCAGATAAAATCATTATCGCTTCAAACAATGACTACGAAGGCGATATTAATCACGGGCTAGTTTCTGCTTGCAAAAGCTATCTTCAGCTATGCTCTATCTTTGATCCAGTTAAACTTGAGATTAGACTCCCTATTAAAAATGACTTTTTTGACATGCATGTTTGCGAGTCAGAAGGCGAAGCCGGTCTTTTCTCACAGTGGGTTGACAAGCGTGTGAATGCCAAACTACAGTCAGAAAGTATTCATAAAATCGCAGTAGAAAATAAGTTCTCAGATACCCTTATCGAAAGAGCTTCTAAACTTACAGAAGATTTTGTCTGAGAATAAACATACCGCCCTATCTGCTAGCAGAATAAAGACCCTAGAAAAATGTAGCTGGTCTTATTGGTGCAGCTATGTGTTAAAGCTTCCAGAGAAGAGTAACGATGGCGCTAATAGAGGCAACGTCGTTCACTTTACTTTGGACGTTTTAGCAAAAGCGAAAAGAAAGCACTACGTTGAAACTATTCTAAAAG